CTACCGCCGCAACCGTTCCGGCTTCTTCCACTGGTAAGTATTTTTCGCGCTCTCCCTCCGTTGTTGAGAACGGCGACGGTATGCCAGCAACTCAAGGACTCTTGTTCGTATGTTGCGCATATCCACGCCGTTAAGCTCAATACCATCACGGCGCATCACCTCAGCAACAACACGCACATAATTTTCAGCGGTCACGCTGTCCGGCTGTGTGGCCTGTTCGTCATGCTGCTGGCTGATTCCGACGACGCGGCGGATTAATCCCAGTAGTTCGGCTTCAGTCATTGTGCCCTCATCGTTCTGATAGCCTGGTGTCGTCGGGTCCTTCCTGGAATTATGGCCCGTTACGGGGCGGCGGTTACTCGCCTTTGTTCTGTAGCAACTTCTCAGGCACGTTTCCGGTAGTTTCCATCAGGTAATCAGCCAGTATCTGTGGCAGGTTTTCGTCAAGTCTTGCACATGCGTTACATGCTTTGACTATTTCCCTTTTTAGTTCATCCAGCATATACGGCCTTATATCGGGAAAGCGCCTTTGCATTGTGAGCGGGAGGCTGTCCATGATTGAAGAAATTTGTTGTGCCAGCTTTGAAATCGCGTAGATGCAAAACTTTGTATCAATCACCTCGCCGCGTTCGCGCTCGTTTTTAAGTTCCTGCGCTTCCGCCTGGGCCGTCATTAATCTGATTCTTACGCGTAAAAGTTCATCATCATCAATCTCGCCTTTGTCGTTTGTAAGTTGGTTAATTGCATTGTTAACCCTATTGTCTATCACGCTAGCAACATCATAAAACGCCTCACGGCCTTTACGCTCAACGGGAGTCACTCCCCACTTGTCGAACGCTGTCGCACTTACGCGGCAGCTTTGCGCCATAGTTTTTTTGTTCATCAGGTGCGATTTCATCAATATCCCCACTTAGTTAAGGTTTCAGGTTGGTGTGTTGGTGTTATCTTTCCCTTTTCATTCATGGAGATAGAACAAACAACAAAACCACCACCACCACCCTGAAAAAGCTCATAAATAGCGAAAAACCGCAAGGTCGCCGCCCCGTAGCCTGCCGGATCGCCGGAAAGGACCCGCCAGCCAGAACGGGCCCTAATTTCATCAACCAATCAACTTATTGCGTCCTTTCAGGGCATTACGCCTGGCGCGTTCAATCTTGAGGCATAACGCCGCATCAGGTTTTTCGGGGGTGGGAACAAGGCAATAATTTGATGCGCGCGGAATGTTGTTAATCCACGCAACAACCTCGCTTAAATACCATGCCTTGCGCCCTTTCGTAACCTGTACGCGTTCGGGGAACTCTCCGCGAGCCTCAAGGTTTAGCAATGTGCGACGGCTAAGGGTTGTAAGCTCCACTACCTGATCCATATCAACAAGGCGCTCGCTTAAACTCATTTTGTCATCGATATCTAATAGCTCTCGTAGCTGACTATCTCTTTCAATCATTCTCGTACCTCACACACGTGCCAGCGGCTGAACAGAAATACCTGAGCCAACAAACGCAGCAACTTTTGCTGATAGTTGTGTTACAGACTCAGGCCAGTTCAGAGCATCAACATTTAAGACGCCGGTTTTATAAACCTGAGCCTGCGTTTTTGTCGCTGTATCGATTTGTACAGCGGAAACATAAACAGCTTTGCCTGCGCTCGTTCCATCCCATACCACCAGTGCACCAGTTGCATCTTCTTGCATCAGTGGCGTAAATGCAGGAATTACCCCTTTATTAGCTGAAAATATCCCCAACGTAGTAACCAGTGCTTCAGTGCCAGCCATGAGTTCAGTGTAATGAGTAGCCATTGCTCCCCCTTAACCAATGCGAACGGTAACAAAACGATTGATGCGGGCCGGTATTGGTTGCGGTGCGCTGTGCGTCTGCACATATTCAATAGCCGGATCACCTGGTACGATGTAATTTTTCGGCGCAAGTTCGGCTTTAGTCAGCCCCATTCTGATTAACTCAGGATCCTGAATGCCACCGTAGGCAACGATGCCCTGTAATGATGTGTTGCCAAGCACCATCAAATCAGGATCAAGGAAATATTTTTCTTTGCCGTCCTCGTCGGTATAACGTCCGCTATATACCACAATAGCAACATCGCCAACGTAACCCTTGAAGCTTACAGAATCCCCAAGATTTTTCAGGGCCGTTTCAAGAACGGAATTAGATCCCCGTCGAGTATCAAGGCAATCTTTTACTGCTTTAAAGGCGCGGTATTTTTTCCATACGTTGCGGCCCATTACGATGATATTTGTAGTACCTTCGCTGATTTCTGCGTACTCTTCGATGTCATCGTTTGGATCAAATGTTGATAAATCTCTACCGCTCCACTCCGTGCCGCCGGACTGCGTGATAATATTTTGTGGTTTTATATTCCAGTCCAGTTCATAACGTTCAATTCCATCGCCTTCAATGATATTTTTCCCCGTTGTAACCGCCTGAACAGCAAGCCACTCAATACGCGCACGAATTGCCTGCGCTTGTCTTACTAACGCTCGCTTTATTTTGAAACTGCGTGATGAATATGCATTGAATTGTTCAGGTGATACGCCTGGTTGACGAACGGCTATTTTATTTGGGTCGATACTACTTTTTGGCTTCATATAGCCAGGGCGAATTACTTTTGATTCGTAGCCTTCATCGCGTGAGACTTTACTACCAACCATAGGGGAACAAAATGCAGCCATCGGGATGTCTGGATCGTCAATAATATCAAGCGCAATATCCCGCGTCTCAAATGTAACGACTCGCTTAAAAAACAGGTTTATAAATAAAGAATTAATCTGCCATTGAATATCTTCGGCATTAACAACCTGTATTAACATGGCTGGCGAATATAAATCACTCATATAACCTCTTAATACTTAGTAAAAGTGTCGCGTTAATTTTATCATCTGCCTTGTTTGGCATCTTTATGCATTGCTATGCAATAGTGTGCAAAGTTTCAATCTTCGTTTATTTATCCGGCGTTACGTGTCATTCTGTACAGCGTTACAAGTTCAAAGACATAAATTATTCTCTTTGGTGATGAAAGGGTCGGAATATTCCGGCCTTTTTTTGCGTAGTGTGACGGACTCAACTGATAAAAGCCGGATTGCTCCGGCCTCTGTTACTCGTTGCTTAAAACGGTATGTTATCCCCGTACGGATCATCATTTCCCGCCTGTTGTTTTGCCCTGTTCAGCGCGTCAGTAGCCTGGCCCTGTTGACCTTTTTTGCCGCCCGGTCGCGCCGTTCGCGCACTGATTACGCTGTCTGCAATAACCTGCCAGCCCTGCCGCGTTTCCCCGTTCTGGCCTGTCCACTGGCTCACCTGCATGTTACCCGCCACGCTCACCAGTTCGCCTTTGTGGTGTTTTGCCAGTGCGTCGGCCTGTCTGCCAAACGCCAGGACAGATAACCACATCGTCGCCGTTCCGTCATCTGCCTGGCTGCACGGCAGGGGAACCGCCATACTCGCCATCGCCATTTGTGTCCCTTTGCTAGTGGTCTTTAACTGCGGGTCAGCCACCAGCCGCCCGTAAGCCGCTATCTGTGCTGTCATGATTCCACCTCTCCGGTTTTAACGTTGATTGTTGTTACCTGTTCCGCTTCGGCAATCTCCCGCTCTGTCAGCGTGGCAAAATTTGCCGCCGTCGTGGTCATGAATGCGCTTATCAGTTCGGGATGTGCTTTCGCGTATCCTTCTCCGGCGTGGCGGTCTATCGTTCTGATTGCCACCTTTAAGGCGTGCTCTGTCATGTCTAATGCGCGATATTTTGGTGCTGTCTTATCTCTGGTTTTTCTGGTCATGCGCCCACCTGTGCCCACTTTTTCTACCCACTTTTCATGGTTTCCCACTTCGTCCCACCTGGGATTTTGTGGTTTTATATCGTACTGTTTCATAAGAATTTTTTTAGTGCCCACTTTTTGGGATGTATACACGTGGGAAAGTGGGCGATTTTGTTAAATTCCAGTTAAATTACCCACTATTCCCACTTTTAACGCCCACTTTTTACAGTGGGTGAACATCATCCCCATCGACGCAAATCACGCCGTCTTTTTCCAGTTTGGCTAACCATCGTTTAAGGTGTTTTGTGTCATATCCCAGCTTTTTCATGTCATCACGTAGCAGCGGGATCGTGCATTTATCACCATGCTGTATACGTGACCGGATACAACCCCATAAAGCCGTGTGATTTTCCGTCTTGTTCCCGGCCTCCTCTATGCGCTCCAGTTCAGCAGGGGCGCGGGGAACGTCAATCACCACCATGGACACGATTTCTTCACCCTCAGGATCCGTAAATACCTCCACGCTCTTAAGGTCGTAGGCGCTTTCTTTTGGCTCCTCCGCGTCCTTCATCTTCGTACATGCTGCAACCAGCGCCGTAGCCTCTGAATGTTCCCGACTGATTCGGAACTCAGCATCAAGCGCCGCACGGAATGCACTGGAACCCCGCGCCCCTTTCGTCTCATCCTTGCCGGAATGATGCACAACCAGAACCGTGGCCCCCGTGGCCTGCTTTATCGCGTCACACCCCTGGATAAACGCCCCCATGTCGCGGGAGTCATTTTCATCATGACCACCAAAGCAACGGGCCAGTGTGTCAATGACAATCATCCGCACCCTTTCGCCCGTTCTGTCTTGCACTAATCCGGCGGTCCTGATAACCTGCTCCACATAGTCAGGCGATGCAGGGAAGACAGGCGCGTTAACGATGCACAAATCCGTAACCACCTTGTCGTGGGTTATCTCCCACGCCTTAACGCGGCGTTTTACGCCCATACTGCCTTCGCCAGCGATATAGATAACCGCGCCCTTACTTACCCTGCGGCCTCCCCATGCTATACCTGTGGCAACATGACACGACCAGGAAATAGCCAGGAACGATTTATAAGAACCGCTGGCCCCGTAGGTGCTGCATAATGATTCAGCCGGAATAAGCCCCTTAATTACGTAGCTTTGCTGCGCGTCGAATCCCTCAGAACCCCATGAGATGGGAAGTGTGATTTTTCGCTTTCCGCCATTCATGACCAGACTTTCCCCGCGTTCCCAGGTTTCTTTAAGTCGGGGTAGTTGCTCGCTCCAGTCCTCCAGTAGTTCGAAATTCTCTGAAAGTAACCGCGCTTCCCGGACACCTGCGATCGCCAGTTTGGTGGCAATGGTCAGCATCTGCATATCGTCCAGGTTTCCGGCGCGTATGACCTTTGCTCTGTATCGTCCTTCATCAACAATCTGTAAATTGTCCAGTTCGCTTAACTGATAACGGCCCAGGTAAACCGGAGGGATGGGATCGCCTGCTTTTTTGGCCTGTGCAATCATGTAATGTTCTGCAAAGGAGTGAGCATTATCACCCGCAAAAATAACCGCCTCAGTGTGTTTATCTTTCGGTAACAGTTTTACGTTCGGTGCCAGTTTCATTTTTTACCCCTGAATCCGTTAATCATGGTTTTCAGCTTCTGGATGTTTGCCCGTGCCCTGGCGTTGCTGGTGGACACGTTATGCGGCGCGGTCTGTACCAGAGAAAAATCACGCCGGAACTGATAAACAGGCATCACGCAATCATATTCGTAACCTTCACGGCGGTAGGTTACGCGCCGTTCTTCCACGCCCTTAATCATTACCGTGCCGCCGTACTGGTCGCGGTAAATATCGCCGCGCGTAAATTTAGGGTGAGTGTTGCCACTGGCAGTTAAGCCAGAATATTTAAGTTTCATTATTTTTATTCTCCGGTGTGCTGTTCTTTATATCTGTCGTGCAATAGATCTATTTCTTGCAGTTCCATTATTACAGGCTCAAGAAGCGTTATTAATGCCGTGGCAATTCTTGATTTTTGTTTGTCGCGTTCATTGTCGCCAAGTGTTTCAAGCCATATGCGTAATATTTCCATCATGCTTTCACTGTGAGAAAGTGCAAGAAATGCGCGGTCTATTGTTTCGAGGTAAATATCACGCATATTAATCCCCACCCGTTGTTTTTCTTAAAACAGTTTCCGTTACGAAATCAGCATAGTTAGCGGCGATATCAAGAATATTTAGCCCTGTATCCCTATGCTCATCAGTGCAAAGAAAGAAAAAAGCCACCCGCATAATTTCAGATATTGACGAAAGCGCATCAGCTGCATTATCAGGAACGCCGGAAAATTCCTGTTTCAGGGAATTAAAACGATCATCACGCATGTTTACCCCCCTGAATGACCTGATAACCGCAACTGGTCAGCAACTCGATAAATTCCGGCAGTGTGCCGAAACAGCAATCATCACGCAGCCGTTCGCAGGATACCTCGACGCCGTTTTCGTAGTGACTCACCATACATCCGGTAAAATGCAGATCATCATCGTGATGGCTCGTTGACGGCTTAATCAGTCGCGCACGTTCCGCCAGTTCCAGCAATGCTTCAACGCTTCCGGCAATTGCACCATCCGGCAGGTGATAATTACGCACTATGCGCCCGTTCTCCACATTGACCAGCAACTGCCCGGTAAATTTCTCGTCAAACTGAATGCTGTTAAGGTCAGAAATTGACAGGTTATGCATGGTGCACCTCCTGCACATTAGCCATGATAATTTTTCCGGCCTTATCCAGTGCCTGATCGGCTTTTAGCTGCACAAATGCTAAATAATGGAAGATGCATTCTGATTCTCTGGCTGCGTGTTTATGCGCCCTGTCAGCAATAACAGAAATATCAATAAGCGCGTGCATCAGCGTAGTGAGCGCGGCGGCTGCTGCGTCCGGTGTGGTTTTATTGCACATGGCCTACCCCCTGGCGAATACGGGCAGCGAATACCATCACGCAGCCATCAGGAGATTGCTGACGCGCTTCCTGTTCGCTGGTGGCCTCAATGGTAATCACACGCGGTTGTGCCGTGCTCAGGGCGATAAAACGCCAGATGTATTTATTCAGGTTGTACGAGTCCCGCCCTTGCGGGTGTGTGGTATGATTTAACATAGCTACCTCGATACTTTCGCTATCGTTGGTGGTTAGAAGCCCTGCGAGTGGTAACGACACTTGCGGGGCTTTGCATCTATGCACCTTGATAATCTCAAGGTGTGGCCCACTATATGCTTTAGGTGTGGCCCACGTCAAGGGTTTTATTTGTGCTTTTTCTGTGTATACTGTCCCCCACCAATCCAACAGAGGAATAGAAATGGCAACGGGTACAACAAACGCAAAATCACAAGCTCTAAAGGCTCGTGTACCACACGAAATAGTAAACGCCATGGAATCAGTGAAAGAATCAGGCGAAAGCACATCACAATTCATCATTGCGTCAATGCAAGGCGAGATCAAACGCCGCCAGCGCCGCAAGGCCAAAGAGCAGGAGTAACCATCACCAGCGCCGTGGTGTGAGTAACTACGGCGCATTGCTATGCAGGACAACACAATGACCGATAAAGAATTGACCAAAACATTATCACCGGCACGGAAAAGACGGCGCAGAAAGATAGAGCATGAATCAGAAAGATTCGCGCCATGTGCTTTTGCCCTTGAGCAATTTCTTAAAGAGTACAGGGAAAAGCGCTCATTGCAGGTATGGCAACGAACTGAACCAGACTGATTGCATTGCCCACCAGCCGCAAATGTGGCATTGTTGGCGATGCTCATGCGTTGGGGATAACGCGAAATTTGTGTCGCAGGGCCACCGTGACTGGTGGCCTTTTCTTTGCCTGTTATCCGGCAATAGTGGCGCTTCTTCACACAGTTGATATAATTCCCCTGCACTGATCCATTTTTTTCGCAGCAGGTTAATTGTTCACAAGGGCGCTCCGGCAACGGGGCGCTTTTTGTTATGTTCATTGCGTTACACCTCACACCATTACGCAGCCGTTCCGCGCGCTTCTTCCTCGCGTTCTTTCAACCAGGCCTGCACCTCATCTTCATACCAGCCAACACGGCGCAGACCGATTTTGAAGCCTTTCGGGAATTTTCCGGCGTTGATCATGTCCTGTAGCGAACTGTCTGCCTTGATGCGCAGAATATTTTTTACTTCCTGACGGGTAAGAATTTTTCTGATTACTTCCATCGTGTTTTACCTCGTTAATCCGGCGTATTCCGGTGGTAAATACGGTAAAACAGGGCAGGGCGGGAAAAACAGTACTCACCGTTTTAAAACGGTACTCACTGTTTTTTATCTCATTGATTACGCTTTCTTTTTGCAAAAAAATAGCGACCGCAAGGGGCCGCTATTGTGATTACCGTTTCCACTTCTTAGGTCGCCCACCACATTTAAGGCTGGTGGGCCTCAGCACCTTGTCGATGCTTTCAGCCAGATTTTTCGATGCGCCACGCGAGCGTAAAAAACTGACTACCTCGTGTTTTGTGGGGGCTGTTGATTTGTCTTCCGGATCGTATGTTGACCAGAATTCACGATTTGCCATTAACGCCAGTTGCAGCCCTTCACCGCAGACATTGGATGATTTTTCGTGCCAGACCATTTCAATAAATCTCGATTTCTCATGAGTCGGGTTTTTCCTTGTCTGTTGAGGAGATAGGCGATTATACGATGGTTTAGCATGGTTTGCACTGGTTGTACTGGTTTTTTGTACAGTTACACCGCACGGATACCCCTTTTACCACTGGCTATGGTCACTCCGGTTGCTGCGGCTTCCACAAATTCACCCCACCAGCGCATAAGTACTACACGTTTTTCCAGGTAGTTACTTCGGTTATATGCTCGCCTTACCTCGTTCGTGTCCACGTGTGCGAGTGCGGCCTCGATTACGTCCGGCTCGAATCCTTCCTCGTTCGCTGCTGTACTGAATATGGCGCGTAATCCGTGAGACACCAGCACACCAGCGTATCCCATCCGGCGCAATGCAGCGTTAGCGGTCTGGCTGCTCATTGGCAGTATTGGATTTTTAAGGCTGGGAAAAGCATGTTCCCTGTGTGCGCTGATTGGCTTCATTGTTTCCAGTACAGCCATCGCCTGACCGCAAAGAGGGATCACATGGTCACGGCGCATCTTCATGCGTCCGGCTGGAATCGTCCATGTTTCGGCATCGAGATCTATTTCTTCCCAGCGTGCGGCGGCTGCTTCGGCTGGGCGTGCTACGGTCAGCAGTTGCCACTCGATTAGCAATCTGGTTTGCCGTTCTATGCTGGCGACCGATAAATCGTGCATTAGCTGCGGTAGCTGTTCCGGTCGGATGGTTGGCATATGCTTTTTAGTGGGGGAAGGGAATGCCTTGCGGACGTTCGCGGCGGTGTTGATGTCAATCAGCCCACTGTTGGCAGCAAAATCCATCACTTCATTGATGCGTTGTAAAACGCGTTTCAGAGTTTCCAGGTTGCCGCGTGCTTTAATGGGTGTGAGTATCTCAACAAAGCGGCGAGCGGTGAGGGTATCTATTGGCGTGTTTCCGATGTACGGGAATACGTATTTTTCCAGGGATCGCCAGATATCCTTAATCGTGTTGTAAGCCAGATTCTGGCCTTTTTTCATCTCGTACCAGTCCAAGGCAACTTTTTCGAACGTGTTGCCCTTTTTCCTGCTCTCTGCTTCACGTTTCCGGCGTTCGTAGTCCTGTGGGTCAGTTCCCTTTGCTATGAGTGACCTGTATTCATTCCGTCGCTCTCTGGCATCAGACAGGGAAACATCATTTAGCGATCCAAGGCTGATAATAGTCCGTTTTTTATCTGCCGGGCGGTAGTACGTAAAACGCCAGATTTTTGATCCGGAGGGCTTCACCAGAAGAAATAATCCTCCGCCATCCTGCAGGGTATATTCCTTTTCCCCTGGTCGTGCGTTTTTGATCTCCGTAATAGTTAGTGGGGTGGTTTTTCGTGCCAT